AATTCCACGATCCGGTTGTAGAAATCGGTCGGAACCGCAGCTCCGCCCTCTTCGTCCACCGTCTCGTTCAGAATCACGAGGGCCTTCCTGTCACCCGTGCGGAGGTAATGGCTGAAAGCCTTCTTCTCGTCATCACCGCGCTTGGTCTTCAGGTTCAGATGAGCCGATCCGCCACCATTGCCGGCGGGCTCTGCCTTCATCGTCTCTGCGATGAATTCACGGATCTTTTGTTCCTGTTCGGCCTTCTGTGCTTCCTCAGCCTGTCTCTTCTCGCGAGCGGCCTTCATCTCTGCGGCAACCCGTTCGATCACATCCGACTCGCCTTTGTTCGCGCGGGCCTTCCTTGCTTCTTCTTCGGCCTTCCGCTCTTCGGCCTTCTTTGCGTCTTCGGCTGCTTTGGCTTCGGCCTCGAGCTCTTCTTTGGTCTTCATGGTAGTACTTTCTGTTTTGTGTTGATGGTTCTGTGATTGAGCCGTATCCTCACCGGATACCCCTGGCTCTTGAAATTCAAGTCTTGCTTTTTCAAAATCTGTCTTCAGCATCGGCACGGCAATGGCGTAAGGATTGGCCGGACTCATGCCCTCACTGGTATCGACAAGGCTCAATTCAGCCACTCCCCACTCGATCAATCGGCCGTCATCAGCGCGCCGGACGAGGTAATTGATGGCCCCACTTGATGCCTTCACCAGCCCTTTCAGCGCGGCCTCCCATAATTTCTTCGCCACTTCGTTTGTCTTGTCCAGGACCGCTTGATACCAGTGTCCATTCTCATCCTTGTGGGAATACTTCGCCCTTCCGATGATCACGGGGATGTCCGACTCTTTCCTTGTCTTCGGGTCGAATCCATGAGCATAGATCAAGGGAACTTCATCGTAAATGTCCGCATGGATATTGGTGGACTCATCGAAGTAATCGCCCTGCGAATCCTTCCCGCCATACGGCCCGCCGAAGGGAGCCCCAAGAATCTGAAGGATCAACTCCCCCGCTGATTTTATGGCAATAACTCTCATGCTTTCTCTCCTTGAAGGTGTCCGTTGAATGATTTGCGGACATCCTCCTCAGTTGTCGCAGACTTCAATCCTATCAAGATCTCGGACTTCATTTCGTTCGGTATGTAATTCGATTCAAACTCGACTGCAGGACTCTTCCCCGCCTTCATGCTCTTGATGGACTTCCGGAGCCACTTGTCAAGATCGACCTTTACGGACTGGTCTATTTTCCCTGTTACCTCCGCGAAAATTCTGATTTTACCGCCTACTCGTTCACGTCTTACGATCCTGTATTTCAAACCTCTCCGCAAAAGCAATTCTTTTTCATCCATGCGCGTCCCAACATTGCCCGCCGCATGATTGACATAGGAAACCCCCGTGCCCGCGGGAACCTTGATTTCCCAAATCGCGTCATAAGCACTATTGGCAAGTAAATTCTTATCCATCGTTGTCGAGGTAAATCCTTTGTCCTGGAATACTTTACCCACACCCGAATCAATCCCGCCGCGATAGACAATCATTTCAGATGCGAGTGGTTTCATGGCTTTATCTATGAGAGCCGTTTCTGGTTCAGGATCACCGCCTGTTCGGAGAGCCTCGTTGATCCTAATAAATCCATCTTCTGCATAAGTCTTTACTGCCGCCTTTTCTTCATCACTTATACTATCCACCCAAGTCTTGCCCCTAACCTCAGAGCTTATTCCACTCCCGTCATGGCCGGTATGCGCGCCACCGTGACCTGCATGACCACCCGGCATTAAGCAACCTCCTGAAGATCACCCTCTGCCCATGCAAACCTTCCCGATGATTGGTCTTGATTCGTCGGAGTCCTATTAAGACCCATGCTTTGCTTCTCCTTCTCGGAATCCTTGATCAGTTTCTCCGCATCCTCTGACAGGTCGTACCCCAGAATATCAAGGGCCGCAAGAAGCGGAACGGAGGCATCAACCAATGTCTTCAGGCTCGAAGCCCTCTCGGCCTCGCTCTCCTGTGCTTCAGGCAGTTCCTCTGGGACAAATTCCAGGCGCTGGCCGATCTCGGCAAGGAAAGGATTCAAGACCTGCTCAAACATCTTGCAGCGCGGCGCAATGGTGTCTTCCAGGTATATTCTCCGTTCAACCTGGGCTGTGGCATAGTTCGTACTCTCCGCAGTCAGGATCGACTTTGGTATCTCAAAGGCGTGCGCTATCTGGTCTGTGGCGTGTTTGTCAATCGAGGTGAAATCGTAATCCTTCAGATTGCTGGTGAGCTTCTCGAGCTTAATGTCACCCCTAATCCCGAGCACTCTCTGAGCACTGCCGGCCAAGGCCTTGAGCTTCCGCTTGAACCACGTCTCAACCCGGTCCCGTTCAGCATTTTCCGTTGCCTCCGGCATGACCACCATGGTCACAGGGATAGCATCAGACCCGAAGAAGTTGGAAAGGAACAAGGACACCGAGGCACTTGAGGCAGCATCATCCATTGCAACTTGAGCAGCCGCAATACCCGCTCCAAGATCATCATTGGGATTGAACTCCCGGAAATACACGAAGTCATCCTTCGTCCAAAAGCCACTCTTCGGGAACCTTTCGCCGGGTAACTGTTGCCAGAACAAGAGTTCCCCATTGGTGTATTGCGTCTGAATCGTAAAGGGGTTGAGCCATTGAAGCCCCTTCCCGTATCGAAAGCGGTTCTTGAGCTTCAAGTCATACGCCGCGCCCTTGAGCAAGAGGGCCGCCTCGGTGTACCAGAGTAAACGATCAAGCGGCAACTGCTCTTCAAAGGCGTAGTCAACTGGATCATCCGACTCGTTGAAGATGTAATGGGGAACGCGTACCAAACTGTTGCACCTGAGACGAACAGCCCGGTAAATGAGCGGGGTTGAATAAGCCTGATCTGTCCCATAGATGCCGCGATAGGGCAGAAGTCCGCTTTCACTCTCAGGAAAGAGGCTGGTCTTCATACTGTGCCAGGGGATATTGACTCTCATGTTTTTCATGCTTCAAACAGGACGCTCACTCCACTTCTTGCCATGTATTTCTCTGCCCCATACCGCAAGGGATCAATCAGGTGGTTGTAATCGTCAATCGGTTCGTTGGTTATCACCCCATCCCGCGTGTCCCATGCGTAGTTGTTGAGTTCGAGAATTGTATTGGTGCAGGTAGGATGAACGATGATTGCGAACTGCTTCAAGAACTGAATGCCGTTGATGATCGAGTCCTTCCCCTTTCGGGCCGGCTTGATACGGCTGATACCGTATCCCCTGATCTCGTCAATGGACTTCGGCTCGGCTGAATCAGCAATGATCTCCTCCTTCGCATAGCCTTTGTACTTCAGCTTGTCGGCAATCTCGTTGTTGAGCAGCCCCTTTTGGTAGAACTCATCGAAGATGTAGATTTCCTTTTTCTGTAAGTCCAGGAGGAAACAGATGAAGCCTGAGGGATCTGCTGTATAGCCGAAGTCAAGACCGAAGCGGGCAATGATGCCAGGCCGGGACTTGATAAGCTCGTTCTTGTCAAATGCCCTCTCTTCCCAGTTATCGAAGACCAGTCCTTCAGCAATACCCCAAAAGCCCTCTCCCTCCACACGGTAACGCCGGGGGTTCTTCTTTCTCATCTCCTCGAAGAAATGAATATCCGCATCGTCAATGAATTCATTGCAGCGGTAGTCAGTACGGAAGGTATCAGCCATCTCATCCCTTGCATCCCACCACCTGCGCTTGATCCAGTGCTTCTCATTCCAGGGATTGAAGGTGAGAACGATCTGCTTGAAGAGGGGCTCCGGCACGGCACCGCGTATCGAGCCATCCACCATATCGAAGTCCGTTTCCTTATTCACCTGATACGCCTCTTCAAACCAGCACCAGCAGAGATAGCCAACGTCAACCGTGATCGAGGTAATGGACATGGGATCATCAAGCCCCCGAAAGAGAATCTTCTGTCCTGTAGGCTTATAGACAATCTCAAGCGGTGACAATCGGGCATCCCATAACTCCTCCACCTGTAATCGGCGTATAGCCCACTTGAGTTGGGCATAGGTTGAGTCCTTGTGGTCCTTGTAGATTTTTCGGACGACAAGGAG